CGGTTATGTCGTGGCCGATGGCAACGTGGGCGTTCTTACCCGTGTTGACCGCGAAGCCCTTGCAAGGACCCGCGCCAATTTCCACGAATGGGATGTGGTGCGTTTGCCTTTCATTGACTTGCCCGTGGGTTCCCACTATTACACCGCCGTTGGCGACCAATCCGAAATCGCCGGTGCGGCATCCGCCGATATGGTGTGCAACGTCAAAGAATATTTCGGATTTTCCGTTGATGTGGCATTTTTGGTTGCCTACAATAGCGACCCCACAACCGTGGCCAATCCCATCATCAAAGTGGAAATCGCAACACCCGGTACGGCCAATCCTTTCGCCGCTCCCGTTGAGGTCGTGAACGGACAGGACAACCCCGTGTACACGCAAGCCGTTGAATAATTAACGGGCATATCCTAAACCACTATTTCGCGGGGACGGGTAACAAAACCCCGTCCCCGTTTTTCATTTCAAAAGATTTCGACGATGATACGATTGCAAGATATTCAAACCGCATTGTTGCCCGTGGTTGGATGGCAACAGGATTACAACCCGCAATATCAAATTGACAATGCGTTATGTCAATCAGAAAGCGGATTGACATTCCAAGGTGCGCACCCGCTTTGCACATTGGCCAACATCCGTGCAATAATGCCGGATGATTATTTGTATAGTTATCCCGCGTGGAATCAGATAATAACGTACAAAAAGGGCGCGAAAGTAACGTATGACGGAATCGTATGGATTGCCAATTATGACAATACCGGGATTCCCCCACACGCCAACGATTTCAACAAGGATTTCAACAACGATTTTGGTTCGGAATTGGCCGGTGCGTGGGTCGTTTACAATATGGCATCCGATTTCGTGCGACAACTTACCATCAACGGAATTAATACGGCGGTTCAACAGTTCATCCAAGAAAAGCAATTGCAGAAAGAAACGCGCAATCTTTTGGAACGTCGCACATTCTTCGATGGGGCCGCACGATTGGCCGCAACGATAGACCCCACCGGGAAGATTGTTGGTTTCGAAATTGTGCCGGTTCGGTCAATGGGTGTTACCACGAAAATTGAACGAATCGGTTTGCAGATGGTAGGCGGAACCGGTACGGTTCGTTTATATCTGTTCCATTCGTCGCAAATTGCGCCAATGAAAGTAATTGATTTGGCGTTTACGAACACCAAAGGCGGATTCCAATGGTTTACCCCGGCGGAACCGATTTATTTGCCTTACATTCCCGGAACAGACGGGGACGGTAACGATGCGGGTGGTGCGTGGTTCCTTTGCTACAATCAAAACGAATTGCCCGCCGGAATGCAAGCGTTGAATGTTTCCAAGGATTGGTCCGTTGAACCGTGCCAAACGTGCCTTGGTGGTTCGATTGAATCGTGGCGGCAAATGACAAAGTATTTACAGGTTTCCCCGTTCGGGATTCACGCACCGGCCGATTTCGCCGAATACCCGGAAATGTTCGATATTGGGCAAATCGGATACACGAATACGATGAATTACGGGATGAACGTGGAAATATCTGTTGGTTGCGATTTAACCGATTTCATCATTTCCCAACGCCAAATATTTGCAACGGTTATCCAAAAGCAAGTTGCGGCCAATGTATTGCGCACAATCGCAATGAATCCCGATGTGCGTGTAAACCGCAATCAAGTGAACGTCACGCGTGACGAATTGTTGTATGAACTTGATGGCGCACCCACGGGCCGGGCAACCGGATTGGGTTACGAACTCAAACAGGCATTCAAGGCGTTGTCGCTTGATACCCGGGGATTGGACCGGATTTGTTTGCAATGCAACAACCACGGTGTTCAATACCGGACGGCTTAATTAATTTTGTGAGAAATGGCGAATAACGGGCTTTTTGCCGAAAGATGATAAATTATATGTCTTTTTGGCGAAATGCCCGCAAATCGCCCAAAAATGGCCAATAAACGGATATGGGAATATTAAACGATTTGCGTTCACGGGTTGCCGATGTTTCCGACGGGATGAAAACCGGCGGATTGATTCGTGATGTGGTCGTAAGGCATCCCGGGGATATAATGGAATTGCAACGGCAACAATTGTTTGCGGGCCTTGCATCCAACGGGCAAGATATTCGGCCCTATTATTCAGAGGATTTGAAACCATCCGGCTTTTTCCATTCTGTTGAATCTGCCGGCCGATATGCCGCGTGGAAGAAAGACGGAATCAGTTACCCATATTCGGCCAATCGTAACCCGGATGCGCCCAACCTGTACATAAATGGCCGGTTCCATTCCGAATTGGGTGTTGAGTTTGGCGGGGATGCCGTGGCCGTTGTCGGTCAAACCGGATACGCCAAAGGCATCGTCGCAAAATATGGCATCGGTACGTTCGGTTTGATGATGGCCAATTGGATGGTTATTTTCATTGAACGGGGCGCATACGATGAATTGTTAAACGAAATAAAATCACGTTTGTATGTCTAATGCACCAATAATCAAAAACCCGGTTATGTTGGACCGCATAATTGGCGAAATCCAAAACGGGCTTGTTGAAAACATATCGTGGTTGGATGTGGCCTTTGGACGGGCGCAACGTCTTACCAAAATGTTAAACGGCAAAAAGTTTATAACGCCGAACGTCTATTGCGGCGGTTGGAATGGCCACGGCGAAAACGACTATATCGAAACATCCCCGGATTCCAAGATTGGGAATTTCTCGTTTTTCGAAATTGAGGACCCCCAAACGATTGATGCCGGGCCGTGGGCGCGTGAAATCAAAGCCCCGTTTGGCCTTATCTTTTGGTTTGATTTGACCCGGGTTTATGGGGAAGCCGAAAACAGGAATACGGAATATCTGAAAGCCCAAATCTTGCGTGTGCTGAACGGCCGGGCCGGGTGGCATTTACACGATGGGCGCATTGCGATAAACAAGATATATGAACGCGCCGAAAACATATATCGGGGTTATAACATTTCGGAAATTGACAACCAATTTTTGATGCATCCTTATGCCGGTTTCCGCTTTGATGGCCTGTTGGAATTTAACGAATTATGTTTTGAATGATGGAATACAAATTAAGCCGAAACAATTTGCATATTGTCCAAGGGTATAAAATCCACAAATGGAATATGCGCAAGGAATTGAAAGCCGTAAAAGAGAAAGCCCGCCCGGGGGAAACCATTGTTTTTAGACGTTCAATGTTTTCGTTGAAAATGGAATGGATTGCCCACAACTTTTTTTACAATATCGGTTACAAGCGTGAACAAACGGCGGACCCGGATTTGGATAACCCGTGCGACCGCCCGGAATGGCAATACATCGTTGTTGGTTTACTAACTTGGATTTTTGTATGGTAATTCAATTTATCTGTTGGGTTGCGGTCGTTGCTTTGGCGGCCGCATTCCTGTTGGGCCTTGCGTCGAAATGGGGAATTATGGAATGGTTGCAAGTTCACGCGCCCAATGCCTTTTTCGAAAAGATGTTTAATTGCAAATTTTGTTGTTCGTGGTGGGTATCCGTGGTTATTTCGTTAACTTTGTGCGTGGCAACGGGCCAATGGTTGTTGTTGGCCGTGCCTGTTTGTTCAACAGTTATTACGCGTGAATTATGGTAACGGTCAAGATTGGAAAACATACGGTCGAAATGTACGATGCGATTGATGAATTGCCCATTGTACGATTTCACAAATACCAAAAGTTGTTGTTGATTGATGCCGGTGTGGGTGCGGATATAACCGCATTCGACCAACGCATTGAGAAAACGCGCCGGTTCCTTATGGATGGCAAGCCGGAAAAGGCACAACAGGAATTGGAAAATTTGCGCCAATCGGTTTATCTGATTCAATCCGGGATTAACCCAAAACACCGGGCCTTTGCCGCATTGGTAACAAAGTTGGACGGGATGGAATGCAATGAAATTTCCGATGATGCGTTGGCAAGGATTACGGAAGCGTTAAGCGATTCCCCGGAAAAGGAATTGACCGCCCAATTGGATGCGGTCAAAAAAAAAATTGACGGGGAATTGATGTTGTATTTCCCGGGCCTGTTTGCCGATTCGGAAATAAAAGAATACTACGATTTGTTGAAGAAACGGACCATTGCCATTTTGGAAAACATAATTGCCGGAAAAGATGCCCCGGATACAACGCCGGAAATCGAAAAGTTGACAACGGCATTAATCACATATTCCAACCCGAAATGCTTTGCCGGTTCGGATAGCGTGGAAATTCAGTTTGACCGCCAATTTGAAAATTTGTGTTTAGTCCTGTCTGAACAATTGCACGTTAAACCAAAGGAATATTCCGTATTGGAATTTTACAACGCATTCGATTTTGTACAGGAACGGGCGAAAAAGGCCGAAAAGGCCCAAAAACGGGGCAAATTTGGACGATAAGGCATAAAGACATATAATTTATCATCCCAAAAGAGAAACGCCGAAATTCGGCATTTTTAACAAAAATAAGTTATGGACAATCCGAACCCAATTTATTACCGCGATTTGATTACGCCCGACGATTCAATTACCAAGTTGATTGAACAGTTGGACGAACTAATTACCAAATATGACGGTGCGAAATCCAAGATACAGGGCGCGGCCGCCGAAATGGCCAAAGGCATACAGGGCGTTTCGGGCGCAAGTGAGGACCAACGCAAGGCCATCCAATTGGTAACGGAACAATCTGAAAAGTTGGTTGCCGAATACCGGGATGTTACTTCCGCCCAATGGAAAGCAACGCAAGCGTTTGCGGAAGCGACCGCCGCCAAAAAGGAATCGGCCCAAATTGACAAATTAATTACCCAAATCAATACATCGGCAGAGGGTAGTTATAACAGGTTGTCGGCCCAATACCGATTGAATAAGATTCGGTTAAACGAAATGTCGGCCGCCGAACGTCAAGGGACGGAAGCGGGCCGGGCATTGGAACAGGAATCCGCCGCCCTATACGAAGAAATGAAGCGGTTACAGGAAGCAACCGGCAAACACCAATTGAACGTCGGTAATTACGCCGATGCGGCCAAGGGTTTGAAAATGGAATTAACGTCATTGATTCAACAAATGGCTTATATGAAAACGCAAGGCGAACAAAATTCCGAAGAATACCGGAATATGGCATTGCGTGCCGGTCAATTGAAAGACGCGATGATGGATGCACAACGCGAAACAAAGGCGATGGCATCCGATACCCAAGCGTTGGATTCCGTTATGGGTGCGGCATCTGTTGCATCCGGCGGAATGGCCGTTTATACCGGTTTAATGTCTGTTACCGGGGAAAAATCAGAAGAAGCCGCCGAAACGCAACGCAAATTGGGCGCATCAATTGCCGTTCTTTCGGGATTGACCGTTATACAAAATCAGTTGCAAAAGGAATCCAACCTAATGACGGGCATTCGGATTCTTCAAACAAGGGCCGCAACAAAGGCCGAACAATTGGATGCGGCCACAAAGAAGAAAAACATTGTGGTAACGACCGCCGCAACGGTTGCACAAAGGATTTTCAACGCCGTGGCAAAGGCCAATCCGTATGTGCTTTTGGCAATGGCCTTGATTTCCGTTGTGGGGGCATTGGTTGCATTCTCGACCGGGGCCAATAAGGCGGCCAAAGCACAGGAAAATTTGAACAAAGCGACCGCCGCGCAACTTGATTATATGGAACAATCCGCAAAGGCCCGTACACGTCAGAACAACGAAAATATACAGGCTTTGCAAAATGAATTGGAAATTGCCAAAGCCCGGAACGCAAGCACAAAGGAAATACAGGCGTTGGAAGATTCCATATATGAAGAAAAAGTAAAGGCGCACAAGAAATTGTCCGAACTTTATTACGATGAATTGCACAACCTTGACGAAAACCGGGGAAAATTGGAATATTTGCAACGCACATTGTTGATGTTGCAGAATGCACAAGCCGCCGGCAAAAACCATCTTATCGTGGATGTGGATATGAATGGTACGTTGGAAAATGTCAAGATTGACAAGGCAATTGAAGATATACAAGGCCAAATTGATAATTATGGCCGCAAAGTTCAAATCGGTGTTGACCTTGCCACGGAAGAAGCGACGATTGAAACCGAACGGGCCGTACAACTTGCCCAACGCCGGGCGGCCGGCCGGAATGCGGCCCAACAAAGGATTAAGGCCGAATTGGATGCCACCCGTGCGGCGGAAGATGCCCGATTGGCCCTTATCGCCGATTCATATACCCGTGAATATGAAATGTTACGGGTTGCATCAGAACGCCGGATTGAGGATATACGGACCCGGTTAAAGACCGAACGCAATTTGTCGAAAAAGGCCCGGGAAGCCCTTAACGAAGAATTGTTGTATTTGGAAGATAAATACCAACGCGATGTTGAGGATTTGCGGAACAAATACGTGGCAAAGGATTTGGCAACCGTCCGGGAATCGGAAGATATGCGCATTGCCCTTATGGCCGACGGTGCGGAAAAGCAACGGGAAGAATTGCGGGTATCATATGAACGCCAAATTGAGGATTTGACCACAACGTTGAATACCGACCGGGATTTGACCGCCGCACAGGTGGAAGAAATGTACAAACAACTTTTATTGCTTGGGGAACAATATCGCAAGGATTTGGCAAAATTGAACAATGAAATTGCCATTGACCAAATGAATGCGGAAGCGGACCGGATACAATTGCGTATAGCGGCCGTTAAAGAGGGTTCCGAAGAAGAAATTGCGTTGACGGTTGAGTTGCTGAAAAAGCAACGCGATATTGAATTGGCCGAAAATGCCCAAAAGGCGGAAGATGTAAGGCAAAGCGAAGCGGATATAATTGCCAAATGGGATGCCGAAATAATGCGCCAAACAACCGAATTGACCAAGAAACGGGCTTTGGCCCTGTTGGATGCTGAACAGGAATTGGCGGCATCCGAATTTGCATTGATGGCCCGTAATGAACGGGAAAAAACACAATTCCAATTAGCGCAAGAAAAGGCCCGGTTGGAAAAGATATTGGAATTGGATGCGGCGGCATCTGTCAAAATGACAGCACAGGAACGACAAGCGATTGTAAATACGATTGCCGCAATTGAACAGGAAGCCGCCCGGATGCCATACGACAACATTTATGAATTGTTGGGCATCGGTCTTGATTCCAAGCAACAAAGCGCATTAAACGAAGCGTTTAGTTCAATGAAAGATTCCATCGGTTCGTTGATTGATTCGTGGAATGCGGCGGCGGAAGCGGCCACCAACGCGGCCAATGCGCAAGTGGATGCCGCGCAAAAGGCTTTGGATGCTGAAATTGAAGCCCGTGCCGCCGGTTATGCCAATGAGGTTGAAACCGCCCAAAAGGAACTTGATTTGGCGAAAAAGAATCAAGAAAAAGCCAAAAGGCAACAGGAACAGGCCAATAAATTACAATTGGCATTGGATTCCGTGCAACAGGCTTCAAGCCTTACAACGGCAACGGCAAATATTTGGAAAGCCTTTACGGGATTGGGGGCCGCCGGTATTGTTGCCGCATCTTTGGCAACGGCCACGATGTGGGGTGCGTTTACGGCCGCAAAAATCAAGGCGTTCCAAGTTACCCAACAAAGCGAACAATATGGCGATGGTACGGTTGAGTTGTTACAGGGTGGAAGCCACGCAAGCGGCCACGACATTGATTTGGGCGTGACCCGGACCGGCAAACGCCGCCGGGCAGAGGGGGGCGAATTTTTTGCCATCATCAACAAGCGTAATTCCCGCCGATATCGTGATGTTATCCCGGATGTTATTAATTCGCTGAATAATGGCACATTTGCGGACCGTTACCAACGTGCAAATGCCGCAATGGCCGGTTATGCCGTTCAAATGATTGGTGGCGGGAAAACGGACGTTTCCGGGCTTGAAAAGGATGTTGCCGCAATACGTCAACAGGGGGACCGTTCGCAATATGTGGATGGGCAAGGAAATACGATTATCCATTATAAGAATCTTACCCGTAAGATAACGAATTAATATGAATCCGATTTATAAATTTCAGTTGTCCTCCGGACAGGATACACGGCAAGCGTTCCCGGTATATCGTGACGATGTTGCAATTGATTACGAATTGCAACAAAATGAACAATATTACCGGGGTAAACTTTCGGGCAAATTGACGTTCCAAAGGGATGATTACGCGTTTATCCGCAATAAGCCGTTTGATACGCAATTTGATTTGGTTATTTCCATTTCGTACAACAACGGAAAAACGTGGTTAGTGTATTGGACGGGCCAATTTTGGAAAACTGATTGCCAATTTAACGAAGATGATGAAACGGCCATTGTTACCCCGCAATTGAAAGACCGATACGATGCCGTATTGGCCGGATTGGAAAAGGAATTTAATTTGATTGATTTGGCCCCCACATTGCAATCCATACAAATGGATAAACGGCCAATGATACAAGTGTACGTCCCCGGTCAAACGGTAATTGGTTGTTTTTTATCCGGGATGTGGTGGGAACAGGAATGCAACGCCGAAAGCGATGAAACGCGATTGGTAAATACATATTATTTCGCAAAGAACAAAACCGCCCGAATCATTGATGTGGAACAGACGGGAACCCCGGCGATTCCGGATGTTTTTATTGCGGACCCGTGGACGGGGCAAGGTACCCAAACCATTGAAAAAAACGGGTACACTTTTCAACATTCGTATGTTATCACATCAACCGGTTCAGGGGAAATCTTTGCAATCGCTGATTCAAACAACAATGCTTTGTGGTCGTTATCGTTCCATAATCAGCCGGCACAGACATATCCGGCCGAACTCACTTTGAACCCTGTTGCCGGTTCGGGCGCAACGGGAACGGTAAAATTATCCATTCACGATGTTAGCGTATTTTCCCGGTATATTGCCGATGTGGAAAACGCTTTGGGAACAACCTTGTATCCCATCCCGGCCAACGATATTGTTGAAAACAACCGGAATTATCATTATGTTATCGGTTATTATGCGCCGGAAACAATTTGGTTTTCTGATTCCCTTTCATCCAATCCCACAAAGTGGGGATTGTATCAGCCCGGGCAATATTATCAACAACCATATTCGATATTTAGCCCGGAATTTTACCCGATAGCCCGTGCCGGATGGGGGCGCATATCATATTGGTTTGAATTTTCGGCCGTGGATTGGTTGGTGGAACAGGCGTACCGAAAAAATTATACGATAAAGAATGCCATTCCCATATGGGCGGCCATATCTGTATTGTTGCAACAAATAGACCCCAACATTACATTCCGGGCCAATCAAAATTATTCAAAATTCCTTTTTAATACGAACCCAATCACAGGAATAGACCAAAGATTATTTATTTTGCCGAAATCCAATCTTATTTCATCGGGATACGACCGGCCCGCCGAAAAGGCCCCAATTACGTTGAAACAGATATTGGATATGTTACGCAATTGTTTCCGTTGTTATTGGTTCATTGACGAAAATAACCGTTTGCGAATTGAACATATATCGTATTTTCGCAATGGCGGTTCGTATGATGGAACCCCCACCGTGGGAATTGATTTGACGGAACAGAAATTGACACGAAGCGGTAAGCCGTGGGCCTTTGGCCGGAACCAATACCAATTCGATAAACCGGAAATGGCCGCCCGTTACGAATTTGGTTGGATGGATGATGTTACCGAATTGTTCGACGGATACCCGATTGATATAATTTCAAAATACGTGAATCCGGAAAAGATTGAACAAATCAGCGT